AAAATTTGTAGAACGTAGGCCAGCATGACCCAGACAGCGGCTCAACCCTTCACTCCTGCTGATATTCAGCTAATGCTGGACAATATTGATAGCTATACTCGTGAAGAACAGGAAGAAATCGACAAATTACTGGGGAAACTGGAGAAAACCCGCAAAACCGAGGCGGCTTACAACGATCTTATTGCGTTTTGCTGCTATATGCAGGCAGATTACAAGGTAGGGAACCATCACCAGATACTCGGTGACCTCCTGATGGAGATAGAACAAGGGAAAGTAGGGGATGCTGATGAAGGAAAAGACCGGATATGCGTAAATATACCCCCTCGTCACGGTAAATCCCAGTTAGTGTCTATCTATTACCCCGCATGGTTTCTGGGGCGTAATCCTACAAAGAAGGTAATGATGGTGTCCCATACCACTGATTTGGCAGTGGATTTTGGTCGAAAGGTGCGTAATCTTATTTGCACCCCTGAGTATCAGTCTGTTTTCCCCACAGTGAAACTGGCGGCGGACTCCAAGAGTGCGGGACGCTGGAACACCAATGTGGGCGGCGAGTACTACGCTTGTGGTATTGGCAGCTCCATCGCCGGACGGGGTGCTGATTTGCTGCTGGTGGATGACCCCCACTCCGAGCAGGATGTGTTGAGCGGTAACTTTGATATTTTTGATCGGGCCTATGAATGGTTCACCTATGGTGCCCGACCACGCCTGATGCCGGGGGGACGGGTGGCTATTATCCAGACCCGTTGGCATCTGGATGACCTGACCGGACGGGTAATCCGCGATATGGCGCTGAATGAACTATCTGACCAGTATGAGGTAGTGGAGTTCCCTGCGTTAATGGATGTGGAAAGGGATGGAGAAAAGGTCGAAAAAGCGTTATGGCCTGAGTTTTTCGACCTTAAAGCGTTGCATAGAACCAAGGCTTCGATGCCTCTGTTCCAGTGGAATGCCCAGTATCAGCAGGAACCGACTGCGGAAGAGTCAGCACTGGTCAAACGTGAGTGGTGGAAGCAATGGGAACAGGAAGAACCCCCCACTTGTGAATACATCATCATGTCACTGGACTCGGCGGCTGAGTCTCATAACCGTGCTGACTATACCGCCTTAACCACATGGGGGGTGTTTCTGAATGAAGAAGAAGGTAATCACAACATAATCCTGTTAAACGCTATTAAAACCCGTGTAGAATTTCCTGCACTAAAGACGCTCGCTCTGGAAGAATATAAGGAATGGGAACCTGATTCTTTTATTGTTGAGAAGAAAAGTAGTGGTACCGCTCTTTATCAGGAGCTACGCAGGATGGGAGTTTTTGTGCAAGAGTACACACCCCACAGGGGTTCAGGGGACAAAACCGCCCGTTTGAATTCTGTCGCGGATATTGTGCAGTCGGGATTGGTGTGGGTTCCCCAGACCCGATGGGCAGAGGAAGTGGTGGAAGAAATCGCAGGGTTTCCGTTTATGCGTAATGATGACTTAGTGGATTCAACGGTAATGGCGCTTATGCGTTTCAGGCAGGGCGGCTTTATACGGTTGCCAAGTGATGAGCCAGAAGAACCCCTGTTATTTAAACAACGGCACGGTGGTTACTATTGAGGACTGAATTATGGCTATAGAAAAAAGCATTGATGTTGGAGCACCATTTCTTCCCCTCGATGAAATCATGGAAGAAGCAGTGGAGATTGATATCGTTGATCCTGAAATAGTGACTATGGATGATGGGGGAGTGGAGATTACTCTAATTCCTGAAGGGGGAGCGTCTATGGAACTAGCTGAAGCGCCCTTTGATGCCAACCTAGCGGAATATATGGACGATAGTGCTTTGGAGGCTTTGTCAGGGGAATTACTGGGGTATGTGGAATCTGATGTAAACAGCCGTAAGGATTGGGCAGATACGTTTGTTAAAGGTCTGGATGTTCTCGGTTTCAAATACGAAACACGATCTGACCCGTGGGAAAATGCCTGTGGTGTCTATTCAACAATTCTGGCTGAAGCAGCTATCCGATTTCAGGCCGAGGCGATGGCTGAGACTTTTCCTGCCGGTGGGCCAGTAAAAACTAAGATTCTTGGGGAACTGACTCGGGAAAAGGAAGACGCAGCAGAGCGCGTTAAAATGGATATGAATTATGAACTCACTGAGGTCATGGTGGAGTACAGGCCCGAACATGAAAGGATGCTCTACAGCCTAGGATTGGCGGGGTCGGCGTTCAAGAAGGTTTATTTTGACCCCAGTTTGGGCAGGCAGGTTGCCATTTATATCCCCGCCGAGGATGTCATTGTTCCTTACGGAGCATCCAATCTGGAAAGTGCCCAGCGTGTAACCCACGTAATGCGGAAAACCAAGAATGAACTGCGTAAGCTACAGGCCGCAGGGTTTTACCGGACAGTTGATTTGGGCGATCCTCAATCCTTTCGTACAGATATTGAAGAGAAAAAGGCAGAAGAGGGCGGTTATTCCATCACTGATGATGATCGTTACAGTATTTATGAGATTCATGCCGATATCGTTATTGATGAGGCAGCCAAGGAAGGACAAGCAGAGTCACGGGGTATGGGGTTAGCTCGTAGTGGGGATGATGCAGATGCCTTCGAAATAGCTAAACCTTATGTCATAACTATTGAACGTAGTACAGGTAAAGTACTCGCCATTCGTCGTAACTGGAACCCTGACGATCCTTTGACACTAAAGCGTCATCATTTTGTCCATTATGTGTATGTGCCGGGATTCGGGTTCTACGGGCTTGGTTTAATTCACATTATTGGGGGCTATGCACGCGCAGGAACCTCCATAATCCGCCAATTAGTTGACGCTGGTACTTTAAGCAACCTTCCCGGCGGTTTGAAATCCCGTGGTTTGCGGGTAAAAGGGGACGATACCCCCATAGGGCCGGGTGAATTCCGTGATGTTGACGTACCCAGTGGGTCTATTCGGGACAATATCATGCACCTTCCTTATAAGGAGCCAAGTCAGACGTTACTGGCCCTTTTGGAGAAGATAACTGAGGAAGGCCGTAGATTAGGGGCAGTCAGTGATCTGAACATCTCCGACATGAGCGCAAATGCTCCTGTTGGTACAACACTGGCTATTCTGGAGCGTACCCTTAAACCTATGGCAGCGGTACAGGCGCGGGTTCATTACGCTATGAAGCAGGAATTCAAGCTATTGCGTGCCCTGATTGCGGAGTATGCCCCTGTTGAGTATGAGTATATGCCTGATCGTGGGGAACCGCGTGCACGGCAACAGGACTATGCCACCGTAGAAGTGATTCCTGTCAGTGACCCCAACAATACTACGATGGCGCAGCGTGTAGTACAGTACCAGACGGTAATGCAGATGGCACAGGCTGCGCCGGAGATATACGACTTGCCGCAACTTCACAGGCAAATGATCGAAGTACTGGGGGTAAGGAACGCCGACAAGCTAGTACCCTTGAGTGAAGATATGGCCCCCACTGATCCTGTAAGTGAGAATATGGATGCGTTGATTGGAAAATCTATGAAAGCCTTTATTTATCAAGAACATGAGGCTCATATCGCTGCTCATACAGCTTTTCTGGAAGACCCCATGATTGCTCAGACTATAGGGCAGAACCCCACAGGGCAGATGGTGGTAGGGGAAATGCAATCTCACATAGCTCAACATACTGCGTTTCTGTACAGGGCGCAGATGGAAGAAAAGCTCGGTGCTCCACTACCCACGCCGAATGCAGAGTTACCGGAAAATATGGAAGTAGCTCTTTCTCAGTTAATTGCTAAAGGTGGGGTGCAGCTTTCCCAGCAGCATAAAGCTGAAGCCGCGCAACAGGAAGCACAGGAGAAAGCCCAAGACCCTGTTGTACAGATGCAGCAAGCTGAATTACAACTTAAAGCGCAGGGTGAACAACGGCTTAAAGATAAGGATGTAGCGGATATAGCGTTGGCGCGGGAACGAATAAAGCTGGATGAGAAGAGAGTGCTTATAGATGCAGCTAAGGAAGGGGCAAGAATAGACGCACAAGTAGTTCAGGCGGATAAAAAAGCAGATATTGACGCCGCTAAAACATTACTTGATCTTGTGAAGACAGAAAAAATAGCGGAGGGGAAAGATAATGGCTAAAACCGTCTTTGACGTGCTGAAGGACAAGATTACAGTGGAAATGCAGGCTGCCAATGAACATTTAACCAGTGGAGCTGCTAATAGTTTTGCTGGATATAGGGATTTATGTGGCTTTATTCGGGGTCTGGAAGTCGCATTACGAGAAGTAAATGACCTCTCGCGTAACTATATGGAAGACGAAAATGACTGAAACTGCACTGGAGAAGAAACGAAAGGAAAAAA